GGAGGTAAGAAATATCATCACCTTGAATATTCTGACCCAGATCATCCAGATCATCCTCACTACATGAAGCTCACTCCTGAAGCTCAAGAAAAGTTCAATACTATGCTAGACATGGCTAGTAGAGGTGAACGATTCGGAATTATCTTTCAGACCTGTCCTAAGGACGAACCGCGCGCTGCGGAAAAGGTCGACGAGAGGAAAATTCGTATCTTTACCATTGGACCTCTTTGTTTTTATCTTTTAAACAAGAAATTCTTTGGAGCTTGGATGTCTATCTTCACCAAGAACTTTCTCAAGTCAGAGACTGCAGGTGGCGTCAATCCCTTTGACTCCGCTTGGGGCCGTATCTTTAAGATTCTTGCTAAGCACCCAAACATTATTAACGGTGACTTTAGTAAATTCGACAAGAAGTCCTCAGTACTCTTGATCATGGCAGCTTTTACCGTCATCATCAAAGTAAAGCAGTTCTTTCTGGCTAAGAAGGGTCTCAGAATGAGCACCGAGTACTACAATTCTTGTATTGCTATTGCCAGCGAGATTGCTAATCCCCTCATCCTTATGGATAGGTGTTTGATCCAGCTCCCTGGCTCTTTGTCATCTGGTGTTTTATTGACTTTTATCATTAATAACATCATCAACTCCTTATACATCCGCTTAGCGTATTTCCACACTCTAAACGATCTCATGGCCGGCAAAATACCCGTGTCACAATTACGAGATTCATTTAAGGAAAACGTTGAGTTTTTCGGACTTGGAGATGACAACACTTATTCTGTGTCTGACTATTGCAAAAGCTTTTTCAACTTCCGTACCATTCAAAGTTATTTCAAAAGCATTGGCCTCAGCTACACCGCTGCAGATAAATCAGACAACGTTTACGGCACTCTTCCTCTTGAGTGTGCTACCATCGGTAAACGTAAATGGACATGGAATCAAGAATACGAGATTTGGACCTGCCCTATTGAGAAACCCTCTATTATGAAGACTCTCACCGTAGGCCTCAAATCTAAAATCCTCACTGTACAACAACACGAAGATTCTTGCATTAGTTCCTGCCTTCCTGAGCTTGCTCAACATGGTCGCGAGGAATATAATGCTCGAGTTGCAGACTTACGTGCTGCTCGCCCTTTGTACGATTATCCTACTTACGAGTATTTCATGCTTAAACAGAAGGCTAATGAGGTGACTCCGTGGATCCAAGACGAAATGTCTCCCGAACACATGGAGTTTCTTCCCCTGAACTAAGCTGTGACGTTCGGTTTTTAACCACGCCAATTAGCGGCTGTATTTGATCACTATTGTACTTAACAAACATATCATATGAGTATATTTAACAGCATTACAGCGACAGTAGGAACGACTTTTCAGTCGTAATGATTCTTAACCGCCTATCTTTAAGGACTAGCATCCTAATAGGGTTTGAATCTGATATGTACGTCCAGCACCGGGTCGAGGCACCCAGCTGTAACGTTTCATCGCCTTCCTACCACATCTACCCAGCCTGCCGGCTCTACAGGCAACGCATCCGACAAAGGTGCTGAGGAAGTTATTTCCGCCGACAATTTTCAAGTAATGGAAATGGACCCTGTCACAGTACAGGAACAGACCGCTACATTTAAAGAAGAAGCGTCCACTTACTCAGTTAACATCGCCGCTCCCCGCGATTCTACCTTTACAGACGGATATTCTGACAATGTCCCGCTTGGACAGTTTCTGGCTCGCCCAGTGCTGATCAACAGCGACACTTGGACAACCAATTTTAACGCGTCAACTGACTTTAAGACTTTTGACCCGTGGACTCTATGGCAGAGTGACGCTCGTGTAAAAGCGAAGCTACAAAACTTTGCCTACGGTTCGTGGGATCTCAAGCTGCGTTTTGTTGTTAACGGTTCGCCCTTTCAGTACGGACGCAATATGATTGTGTACGTGCCGTACGGCGACGTTCAGCAGAACACGTCAACCGCACGCAACCAGACTGCTATGGCGATGGAAAATTGGGGAACCGCTGGCAACGGAACTTCTGACGGAGGTCATGAAGATATGTTTCGCCACTTCTCCACATACCCACACGCCTTTTTGAATCCGTCGTCAAACCAGGTTATTGAAATGACTCTGCCTTTTATTTGGCACAACAATTACATATCCATTAACGGAACGACGATAGACTCAAAAGAGTCTCTCGGCAACATTTTGATGTTTGATATCAACCCTCTCCGCATTGCTAATGTTAATGCGCCACAGATCGTGCGCTACAATGTTTATGCGTGGGCTGAAAATCTCAAGCTCACCATGCCAACGGAGTTTACTCCTACTGGCTCCTTCGGATCCTCTCTCTGCGATTGCGTAGAACGCGAGAAGAAACGAGAAGAAACCCCTTGGCTTCTCTCCGAATACGATTTTGTTGCTACCTCTGATGAATACGCTGACGGTCCAGTCTCAGCTATGTCGTCTGCAATTGCAGCGGCAGCTGGCAACCTAGTGAATGCTCCTGTCATAGGGCCGTTCGCTAGAGCCACTGAGATTGGTGCTGGAGCTATCGGTAATATCGCTTCTCTGTTTGGATTCTCTGCTCCTCCAATGGTGCAGAACCCAGACAGGTTTGTAGCGAGAAACCATGGCCGGCTTGCCAACACATCAGGGGAAGATTCCTGTTATTCTCTTGCTCTCGACCCGAAGCAGGAGATTACAGTAGATCCTCGCACCGTTGGTGTACACCCCAGTGATGAAATGTCGATTTCGTCTATCGTTACTAGGGAGCAGTGGTTAGCTCGTGCTGACTGGCGTGGCCAGTTCGGACAGTTTTCCACTGCTGGTACTAATGAAATTTTATTTGCATCACTAGTATCACCAAACCAACAACATCACTCAACTATCGGCGCAACACGCTGCCACATGGACACACCTGCTGGCCACGTCGCTAACATGTTTGAGTTTTGGAAAGGATCGATTACTTATAGGGTAGAAGTAATCTGCACCCCGTATCACTCTGGACGTCTCAAGCTTCAGTTTGATCCTTTTGTCAAGAATTCGGCACTCACGCCGAGCGACGCCTTTACTAATGATGTGAACGCTCGTTACACGACAATTATGGATCTTTCTGAGGAGACGTCCACCGAATTCACTATTGATTACAACAGCCGCTACCCGTGGCTTCGTTGTCTGCAAGACCCCTCTGCAGCAAATCAATACGCACCATCGAGTGTTAATGAAAGCACCTTTGATCTAGTCACCGCATTTGATGATAAGATTCACATGGGTATTTTCGTTATATCAGTAGTCAATGATCTCGTCGCACCGATTGAGACAAATGCTCCTGCTGATGCCACTCACGCTCCCGTACAAATTAATGTTTACGTGAAGTGTGGTGACGACCTTCAATTCGCCCAGCCGAATGAAGTTAGTACCAGTTGGTCTGTGGCCAAGTTTGTACCCACGTCTGCTGACGTTGAGTCTTTCTTTCAAGCCACAAGTGATACGATGGAGCACACTATCATAGGGCAAGACGTTGATGACCACAACTCCTTAGTTTTCTTCGGAGAATCTGTAAGTTCAATTCGCTCGCTAATCAAGCGGTACTCTCTAGTTTTTACTGGCGATTACAACAATGACGCGCGAAATAATAACTTCGAAATGGTCACCCGTTATGTCCCCCACCTCCCCGGTCAAGTGACCGGCGGTAAAGCGCGTAGAAATTCATTTCTTACGTACATGTCCCCGTGTTACTTGCTCGGTCGTGGGAGTACCCGCTACAAATTCACTTATTACGATAAAGGTGCTGCACCCAATGGCGTCTCCAATTCGTATCAGTGGTTTGAGCGGCAGGGGTTGCGGAGTCCTCTAGGAACTGTCGGACACACCGTCCAAGATACAGTAACTATGTCTTCCGCCGCTCTAGACTCAGCTATCCCTCATGGGTATCAAGGCGCAGCGTTCACCGACAATGCTATACAAAGCACTCTCGAAGTTCAGCTCCCTTTCTACAGCAACACTCGTTATTTTCTGACGTCTCATTTCATGAACGTTAATGACGACAGTAACGAATCGCTGTTACCCAATCCCGCTATGACCCAGATTCTAGCAGGCAGACACGTCTACACAGGCGTTGATGCTCACGCTAATGTAATGCAACAGTGGTTTGCTGCAGGTGACGACTTTAGTCTTCACTTCTTTCTTGGAGTACCAGGAACTTTTACTGCAACTTCTGCAGAATTTGAAGCCACTTCGCTCAACACTGTGTCATTAATCTCTGACGGTCATCCCACAGCCGCCAGTGTTTTGGAGTACCCTTTTCATGTATCTCCTGCCGGAAAGCCTATTTCATGGAACTACAGTTTCGTAGATTATTATTCTATGAAAGCTATCATAGAAAATACAGGCGCATTATTTCCTATCGACGTAGCTGCATGGAAGTACTTCGTTGACACTGATGAACGTAAAATTTTGTCAGTATTTTGGGTTCTAGATCAACTCGGAGCCCAACTCGAGGACGCTTGGCGTGGTATCATCGCTCTTTATTTCCCAACCGCCATTTCTGGCGACTACCCACATTGGGAAACGTCTTTCATTAATTATGCAGACGTTCAGAAAGAGTTATCTAAGCATGATATTACCTCAGGAAACTGGGAAGCAGTTGCTAGTGCATACGGATATCCCTCAGGTCAGAGGTTAGATAATCCACTACCCATAGCCATGGTAGTCGGTTATTTCCGCACGTATAACCCAAGCTGGAACGACGAACTCGAAGATTATTTTCGATCTCGTTACCGCTATGCTAGATCAATGAGAAGTTTGGTCCCAAACCTATATGAAACCAATGACCCTGTGTCTTGGCCTACTGTAGAAATGGACCAGAATGAATTTTTCTCTGTGATTAATGGCGTATCATCGTCGATCACTCTAGCTGTGTGGAATACGTTTCTTTCCCCGTTAAAGAAATATACACTAGCTTTCCTGAAATACATATTTAGCAATACGTACCATACGGGCAAAACTATTCCTTATTGGAATGAAGCTATTAATAATGCTTTCTTGGTTTTGTATCCGTTTCAATAATTTACAACCCGTTTAAATCGCGAAGGGTGGCCTCGCGAGCTGTTGACCACAGTACAAATCGGACTTCCGATCCAGAATTTTCTTACTTTTTAGAAGTTTGTAACCTGGACCGTGGTCCGGGGGAATTTTTATTCTCAAGAGTAACCAAATTTAATGGATCTCAAGTCAAATGGCCTGAGATGCTCGCCCGTCTTGAACGTGCTGAGCAT